GTCAATAGATTGATCAGTACAGAAAATCCTTTCTCTAAATAAAGTAACATCTGTTGTTCTGTCTATATTCCAAAAGCTGTTATCATTTTCCCATAATTGGTAGTTTGTGTTCCAAAAGTTATAATCAGAATATAATCTAATGTCATAAAAATGCCCTTCAACTAAGATAGGATTAAAAGCTTGATTAAATGTTAGATAATTTACATCAGTTATTGCATTAGTTATATTATAATATACTGTGATATTAGTGCTATCGTCAGTAATAGACATTGTAAACTCCGCAGCATAAGATCTGGGAATAATTTTAAAAGCTTGTGCAGTAGCCGAAGTGTTAAAAACAATCATTACCTATATAACGTAATAAATAAGTTATTTTGTACAAACAATATTGCAAAAAAAAAGCACCCTAAAAGGATGCCTTAATTTTTAATATAATTTAATATTATGCAGTTGGATCAATTGTGTCAGCAGCAGCAGTAACTAAACCAGCATCTAAGAAATAAGGTGCAAGTTCTTCTAATCCTTCCATTGTAAGTGTGAATCCAGATAAATCTCCAGCAGCAGCACCTGTTACAGTAGTTCCACCTGTGCATTCCATTCCATTTTCATAACCACATAAAAATTGATTACCATAATAATCTTCAACAACAACATAAGGTCGTGCAGTAGCAATTAGCTGTAATTCAGCTTGTGTTTTAGCATCTAAATATGTTAGTGTAAGATTTAATGTTTGAGTATAAAAAGTAGTTCCATTTTCTCTTGAACTTGTTACAGTAGTTTCAAGTGATGAATTACCTTTTACACTAAATTCGTACCAAGTGGGTGAACCTGTTAAGGCAGTCACTTGTTTTGTAGTAGCATCAACTGTAACAGCAGTTATAGCACCAAAGTCAGCAAAGTATGCTGCTTTAATACCACCAAATGCACTTTTACAAGGGATACTTCTTCCAGTAGTTAATAAACAAGCCATATCGTTTTTTATTTTTTATAAAAAAAGGTAAGTAAGTTTTATCCCACTTACCTTTAATTTTGGTTAATTTTAAGCGTACTCTACAATATCAAAAGTTCCGAATTGTACACCTGAAGTAAATCTCATTACCATTCTTACATTGTCAGATCCATCAAGGTCAATCATATCAAGAACTCTAATTTCTTGGTTGTTGTTTAATAAACCAGTTCCAAAGTAAAGGTTAGAAACTTCAGCAGCATACATTTTATTGTCACTCATTCCAGGACAAACAAATATTTGAACACCATCAACAGTTAGTGAACCATTGTTCCACCATTGTGTTCCTTTGTTGTCAACCCCAGCATTTGAAGTAGCAGCAACAGAGAATCCACCAAGTGCTTGAACATAAAACTTAGCTATTGAGCTAGGCACATATATTCTTAATCCTTCTTTTCCATAAAGTGGATTTGGTATTGCACTAACAACTTTTTGTAATTCTGCAATTACATTAGCAGCATTAACACCACCACCAACAGCAGCAATTTGTTGTGCAGCAGGAATATCTCCAGCAGCAGCAGAAGCAGCTATGATTTTTTCAAATCCATCAAATGAATTATTTGAAACCGCAGCAGTATCACCTTGCCAGATATTTAATTCTGTAGATTGTGCAACTTCAGCAGCGACGTGAGCAATTAAGAAATCAGAAAATTTAGGTGGTAAAGATTGACCTAACCCAAATCCCATTGATTGAGATTCCCAGTCGTTTACGAAATCTTTTTTACAAAGTTGTAAGTTAACCTGAAGCTCAGTTGGCTGAATTATTTGTTCAGTTAAAGTGATAGTAGATGTTGGATCAAAATCACAAGTAGCTGGTTGAACTAAAGAACTTGTAGCTAATTTCTTAATTACTTCTTTATATCCAATATTACTTTTTACAGTTAATCCGCCATCGTTGATAGTACTTGCGCTCAATAAAGCAGCAGCAATATACTGTCCTGCAAATTCACCTGCATATGAAGTTGTAACATTTACAGCAGTTGCAAGATGTACGTTTTTTAAATTACTCATTTTTATTTATTTTTTATTTATTATTAATTATGATTCTGATACCCAGATTCCTTGTCCACCTATGATATACCATTCTGTTAATGATACTGCTCTAAGTGCTACCCAGTCACCTTTTAAAGCTGTTGCTTTTGTGTTTTCTAAATCTTTGTCTAATACACCTGAAGCTGAAAATACTGCTGCAGCTTGTGTCATACTTCCAACAATTTTGTTAGTATCTTTTGGAGAAATTACTAATTTAACAGCAGCATCAGCACCTGTGTTTCTAAAAAAAACTGTACTTCCTAAACTACCTGAAGTAATTAAAGGTAATCCAATAGTTAATGCATCTACTGCTACGTTATGGTCATTTCCTAAATCTGATTCAGAAATATCACCTGTCGCTGTGTAGTAAGATTGTGCAACTTGGTTGCGAACTTCATCATTTGATAAATATTTGTATGCGCTCATTTTTTTATTATTTATTTATTAGTTATTATTTAATCTTGATAAAACTCTGTCTAAAACTGTAGGTACTCTATTTGAAGAAATATTAAATCCTTTATTAGATGGAGCTGATTTTTGTTCTGGATTGTGTCTTATTGGTGTTGTAGCTGGTGCAGAAAATTCTTCTTTAACAGTTCTTGATTTTAATGGTTTTTCTATTGCCATTTCTTCTTCACCATCTTTTTCCATTTTACCTTCTTTGTCAGCTTTAAGATCAGCAATAGCATCTTCAAGGTTTTGGATTCTACCCATCATATCTTTCATTACATCATCTTCTTCAGCCATTTCTTTTTCTTCTTCTTTTTCTTCTAAATCTTCAGATATTTCTTCATCTTCTTTAGCAGGAACTTCATCAGATACTTCTCTAACATCTGCAATGATTCCTTCTTCTTCTACAACTAACAACCGACCATCTTCAAAAATATATTCGCCAACTGGCATTGCTACTTTTTGATCATCTGTCTTAATAAAAATTTCATTCCCTTTAGAATATTCTTCAGCAGAAACAATTGTTCCATTCTCAAGTTTCATATCCATTAAATTTACTTCTATATTTAAAAGTGTTTTAATTTGGTTAAGCATTTGTGTAGATTTCATAATTATTTATATAACGTTATTAATTTTAAATTTTGTATTTTCAAGTTATTCTTGTTATTGCACCTATGCCTTGAGCAATTAAAGAACCATTGCAACACTCCCTAGAATAGATTGGAGCATCTGCACATAAACACCCTCTTTGTCCACCAGTTTGTGATGATCTTGCAGGGATGTAACCTACATCACCAGGTTGTAAAACATTTTTGATTCTTTTTGACATTAGTTTTTAAGATCAGATGCATCTTTTACTGAAATTGTTACTTCAGCAGCTTCTTCTAATGCCATATCTTGAACTATATCTAAGAGATCATAGTTTTTTATATCATCTGGTTTAACACCTAAATCAGCAGCGGCACTTTTAATTTTAGTTTTTAAAGCTTTAATATCTGGCGCCCAACTTTTTAAATTTGATATATAATCTTTTACTTCAGGAATCATTTTTTTAACCTTTTCAACAATAGAATAGGCAGCAGCACTTTCTTTTTCAAGCACTTTTCTTAATTTTCCAGCTTCTTTAACATCTCCTTCAATGTCATCAACCAGATTTTGAATATCATCAACTAAACCCAATGCTACTTTATGAATTGTTAACTCTGTTTTTTCTTTTGGTAATCTATCAAAGATTCTTTGTAATTCTTGTGGTGTTTTCATTTTTATATTTTAAAATTTATTTAATACTTTACTAATTGCATCACCAATAGATATAAATCTGTTAGCCATTTCAGTAAATCCTTTAATTTCATTTGGTATTGGAACACCTAAATCTTTTGCAGCTACAATTAATTTATCAATTTCTTTATTAATTCCATTACCAGATCTTTGCAATCCACTATAAGAACTTAAAGAAGATTTTAAATCAGATTCAATTTTCATTCCTTTTTGTGCTAAATCTCTAATATCATCAACAACAGATAAATTTAATTTTTCACCTTTAACAATCTTCTCAATCTTAGAAAGTAATTCTTGAGCTTCAATCTCAAAGCTTTCTTCAACTGGCTCTTTTTTATCCTCCATTTTATCAGCAAAGTATCCTTCGATACTGAAACCCTTAACTTTATTTGTTTTAACATACTCATTCCATACTTCATCGTTGTTTACTTTTACAGTACCCATCCAAGTGCCTACAGGAACATTTAAATTATATAAACGACTTTTGTCTTGTGTTTCACTTTCAACGATCCAAGATTCAACAAGTGTTAATCCACTTAATTGATGTTGGTGTTCTAAAGTTGAATTGTTTTGATTGCCGTTTTTTAAATATAATTGTGATGCTTTTAAAATAGTATCTTTTGAAAAATAAATGTAATATTCTTCTTTGTCTGATTTCCTGTATATCGGTTTATTAGGCACAAGTAAAGCACCCATTAATAATTTTTTGTCTTTAGATATTTCAGCTAGTTTTATTTCATCAGATTTTAATGCAATGAAATCTTCTTCAATAGCTGGGGATTCTACAATAGATATTGCTTCAATTCCAGATCCTTCTTGTTCTTCATCAAGAACTAATTCAATTATCTTCATATGATATATAACGTATTAAATTGTTAATTTTGTATTTATATTGTAGCTCCTTCAACTATATTTCTTTCTAATCCTTGTGCAGTAGTTACATCGTTTGAAACTACATAAGCTTTTAATGGTGTTTGTGTTTGTCCACCTATTGCATCCGCAAGTTGACTTGTTTCCCCTTGACCTACTACATTAAATGATGGTGGTGTAGGAATTGCTGGTGTTGGAACTGAACCACCTCCTGAAGCTCCTAAACCTGCTGGTGGTTGTGGATCTTTAGTTGATAATATACTTTTAACATTTGCAATACCTGCGGCTGTAACTGCTGCTGCTGCAATAAAGTTAAAAGGTGGTGCTGCTGACGCTAAAGCTTTATTAGCTCCAGCAAAAGTATCTCTAACCGCTTGTACAATAGCAATAGCTTTTCCAAACTTAGAACTCTTACCTACAATAGATGCAAGGTTTCCAAGTGCATTAGTCATTATTTGTGTTTTAGCAACTGCTAACTTTTTTTCATTTTCTGTTTGTTTGTTTCCGTTTTCAATTTGAAAAGCTAAAAGTTCGTTATTAGCATCAATATAAGCTTGTGTTCCTTCTTGATATAAATCACGTTTTTCAGTTAATCTTATAGTTTCTAATTCTTTTTCTTGAGCTATAATATCTTTTTCAGCAAGTAATCTTGCATATTCATTTTCTATTTGTGAAGCAGTAAATTCATCTTCTATCACTTTACGTTCTCTTAATCCATCTTTTTGAGCTTGTTCTAATTCTATTTTCTCTTTTAATAAAGCATTTCTATTTGAATCTTGTTCAGACATAAACCCTTCAATCTGTGCTTCAACAGCTTTGACTTCATTTTTAGCTTCTAATACTGCAAGATAATCTTCTTCTTTTCCAGTCAAATCAAATTGTGCTTGTGCTGATGCTTGTATTGCTGCAACATTCTCAAGCATTAATAGTTTTTGTTCTTCTAATTTTTCTTTTAATATTTCGTTTGCTTCAGTTCTTTGAGCAATAGTTTTAAATTCATTATCTCTTATTTGTCTTTGTTGTTCTGCTTGTCTATCGTATTTTTCAATTAATCCTTGATTGGCTATCCTTGCTCTATCTGCTGATTTTTTTAATTCAACATTAGTTGTAGCAGTTTCAAGTGCTGCTTCAATACTAATTTTTTTAACTCCATCAACAACTTGTGTTGCAATAGAACCAGCTTCTGCAATAGCTTCACTAAAATTATTAACAATTGATTTACCTGCATCAACTGCATCTGTTCCAATTTCAATTACACTTTCTTTAACTTCATTTAATTCAGCTTTTAGTTCTTCAATTCTTTGTGGATCATTACCACCTAACCAAGATTGTTCCCAAGCAAGTTGTGCTCCTAATAAAGCACCTTTAATAGCTTGAAATCCTAATTTTAATGGTGTGATAGCAAGAGTTAACAAACCCTTTACAACCTTTCCTAAAGCGTCAAAGTTTTCTGTTGCACTTGACACATTTTTATAAACTGAAATTATAACATCAGATACTTGTTTTCCTATACTTGCCAAGACATCCATTACAATATTAAACTGATCAATAACTTTTTGATTTTCTTTAAAAGCATTAAATAAAAAACCAAATCCAGCAACAATTAAACCTATACCAGCAGCCATATAAGCTTTTCCTATACCTTTGATTGCGCCACCTACAGCTTTTAAACCACCTTTAGCAACAGCTTTTCCAGCAGATCCAACTTTTTTTAATCCTTTTTGTATTCGGTTTAATTCTTTAGGTGTGTCTTTAGAAGCTTTGTTAACTTCTTGGATTCCTTTATTAACCTGATCAATATTCTTTACCGCTCCAGTTGAATCAAATTCTAATTCTATTGCTATTTTTTGTGCCATTGTACTGTTTGTTTTATTTGTTTAAAACCTTCACTAAAATTTTCAGGCATTTTGTATTTACCTTGTGCAATTCTGATGTTTTCAGTATTACCATTTAATATTTTTAAAAGATCTAATATATTTTTAATCATAATTCGTTTAATAGTTCCATACTACTTTCACCTGTAATTAAATTAGTGGTAATAGTGTTTATAGTAAAGTTTTGATTGTTTATTACTACTGTATCATTCATATTTAACTTATAAATAATATTTAATGGTAAATAAGCTTTTGATTTTATTAATCTTCTTTTAGAATTAAAAATGTCTTGTATATAGGTAAGATAATTTTCACTAAACAAAGTACCAGTAAAAGTTGTGTCTAGTGTGTATTCATTTATTTCTAAAAAGAAATTTATATTCTTAGTGCTTGTTGCTGAAACTAAACTTAAACTATTGCTTGGAATAAAATATGAACTTATTGAAGAATGTGTAGTTGAACTATCTCTAAAAGAAATTGGTGTTGTTCCTGTTCCTGTTTGTAGTATAGGATAAAACAATAATGGCTTACCAAAATAAGCATCAAAATTATCATCTACAAAATAACCATATTGAATAGTAGTTTCATTTGCTGGAGCTGCTAATGTATCATTTGCATCAATTAACCTTTCATTTAAAATGTGTTCAAATGGAAGTTTAACATTATAAACAGGAGTAGGAGCATCAAAGTTATTACCTATTGTAGCATTTCCTGTAAATTCTTCTGCACCCCAGCTTTTACCATTTAATTGTTCGTATTGCAATGCTAGTAGTGTACCAGTTCCTTCATATAAAAAAGCAATTTCTCTATATGGTAATGCCACGTTTACTTGAGTAGAATTAACATCAATATATTTTGATATATCGTAAGATGTACCAGCTACATAAAATTCATCTAATTTCTGTACTTTAATTTTACCAAAATCTGCATCAGAAGTATTACTAACATAATAAGCTGTTAAATTAAACATACGAAACAATCCAGTTAAGAAGTCAATAATTTTCATATCTGGTATTTGCTCAATGATATTAAATTCAAAAGTAGCAGTTGCTGAAAATGATCCTGTGTTATAACTTTCTGACCAACCTACAGGTGGTGATCCTGGTTGATAACCTGATAAATCCCATACAATATCAGAAAACGTTACATTAGTTGCACTTCTTATTACTATTGTATAGGTTGCAGCATCCATATAACCCATATCTCCTTGATCAAATACCGAATTACCTGTGTTGTTTGGTAAAGATGCCCATACACTACCGTTACGATTTATTATAACATCATAAGGATCACCGCTTGTTGTAGATAATGTTAATTGTTGTTGAATACTTGGCAAGTAAGTTGCGGATATTTGTAATCCTGATCCATCAATCATTCCTGTAAAGGTTTGAGGTAAACCAAACCCAATTACTAATGTTGGAAATGTTGTTACTTGTGCTGCTGGTTCTACACTACCTTTTTTTCTATGCAACCACATATGAAGGTTATAAAATTCTGCATTGCTTGTACTAAAGAAATCATCAGTAAAAATAAGTGTTGGATAACTAACAGTAATAGCTTGGATAA